AGAGCGTGACTCTAACAATGCAGCAAAAGACCTTGTTGCGCTGCGTCATGCAACAGAAGATTACGGCAAAACCTTAACTAAGGTTGAGCAGATTGAGCGAGAAATCAAAGCTGGACGCTATCAACGTGCAGAAGGTTCTTTGGTTGAGATGCTGCGTAAAGAAGCTGCTGCTTATGATGCAAAAGCTAACGCAATGAAGAATGCTGCTGGTGCTACGTTCAAAATGAACGAGCAACAGAAGATTAACCTTACTTACCAGACAACTGACTTCTTTACGCAGATTGCATCTGGTCAAAGCCCGTTTATTGCCGCCATACAACAAGGTGGTCAATTGAAGGACACAATGGGCGGCGTGGGCAATATGTTCCGCGCTATTGGCTCTTTGTTTACTCCGTTTAGTGTTGGCCTTGGGTCTGTTGCAATTGCTGTTGGCTCTGTCAGTTATGCCCTGTACAAAGCTATTGATGATCTTGACAAGTTCAAAGACGCGATGACTTTGACGGGCGGTTTTGCTGGAGTCACTTACGAAAGTTTGTTGAATCTGGGCAATGTACTGTCTAACAAAACCAACGCATCTATTGGTAGCGCACGGGATTTGATGCAGCAGTTGGCTGCAAGTGGGAAATACACATCGACATCTATTGAGGCTGTTGGTGAGGTTATCTTGCGCTTTTCCAAGATTGCTGGTGTTGATGCCGCTAAAGCCGCTGAAACACTTATTCCATTGCTGGATGGAACAGCAAGTTCTGCCAAGCAATTAAACGACAAATACCATTTCCTTACGCTTGAGCAATACAAAAACATTGAGGCGCTTGAAAAGCAAGGCAAGCTGCAAGAGTCTGCAAAGATGCAAGCGACTTTGCTTAACGAAAGTTTGCAGTCAACACAGCGCGAACTTGGCATTTTGGAAAAGGCTTGGCAAGGTGTTGCTAACTTTGCATCGCAAGCATGGGATGCTATGTTGGGTTTGGGTCGTGAAGATGGCGTTGCAAGAGCTACAGAGCTTGAGAAAAAAATCAACGACATTACTCAGCAGATAGAAGACAGACGAGCCAAGGGCATGAAGACAGGCTCACAAGAGTCTGCTTTAAAAGCATTTCAAATTGAACTAAACGCTATTGTTAGCAAAGAGATGGCGGCGCTTGATGCTGCTGAAGCAAGAGCTAAAGCGGCTGAAGCAAATCAAAAAGGCATCAAAGATTATTCTGGTGCTGGCGGCGCTGCAAAAGAAAAAGAGATCAGATTGGCAATTGCAAAAGCGATTGCTAACAATCAATATCTTATTGACATAGAAAGCGCCAACGAGAGACAAAAAATTGAATTGGAAACCGACAAAGAAATTCGAGAAAAACGTCTTGAGTTTGATAAAAAGTCTGCGGAAGAAAAACGAGCTTTTGGCGGTTTGCTTGCTAGACAGTTAGATGCTGAAATCTATACGCTTGAGCTAAAGCGTGACGAAAAGCTAAGAGCAATTCGCATTAAGCAAGCCCAATCAGAATTTAACTTTATGGAATCATGGAAAGAGCAAAACCGTGCTGACTTGATGGTTGAAACAAAACGCACTGAGTCTTTAGAGAAAGCTGCTCGGGATCAAACTAGCAGCATGGAGTTTCAGCGTGACTCGCTTCAAATGAAATATCAACTGATTTACGCCACTGAGCGTGAGCAGAAGTTGGCTCAAATTTCTCTTGAGTATGCTCGTAGGCGCAGGGAGGTTGAGGGGCAAAATCCTGAAATTCTTAAAGACATTGATCGCCAAGAGGCAATGGCGCAAATGTTTGTTGTTATGGAGGAATCCGCAAAGCGTACACAAATGGTGTTTGACAGCGTGTTCGGAAACCTTACATCTGCCATTGACAACTTTGTCAAGACAGGCAAGATGAACTTTAAGGACTTGGCTCGTAGCATCATTCAAGACTTGATTGCTATTCAAATGAGAGCCGCTACGATGACGTTTTTGCGCGGTATGTTTAGTTCGTTCGGTGGCACAGGATCAACATACAACGCATCAGGCGGTATTGCTGAACACGTTTTTAATCCTAGTGCTTACACAGGCAAAGCTGCTGGCGGCTCTGTAACAAACAACACGCCTTATCTTGTTGGCGAACGTGGCCCTGAAGTGTTTGTGCCATCAGGCTCTGGAACTATTATTCCAAATGGACAAATAGGCGGCATGGGCGGCACTACCAACGTGACAAACAACTACATCAACGCCATTGACACTAAGTCGTTTGAAGACAGGCTGCTAAACAGTTCAAACGCAATTTGGGCGGCTAATCAATATGCCAACAAATCATTGGCAGTCAACAGGGGTCGCGCATGAGCTTCCAAACCATATTTGAAAATCAAGAGTCCATGACGGTGAACAACCGCCGCATGGTTGGTCAGCAAGTTGCTAGGTCGGGCTTTATTACTGTGGCGCAATACCTTACGGCTGTGCCTTGGGTGTTCACGGTTACGCCTAACAACTATCTGTACTACCCAACAGCTAGAGCAATCATTCAGGCGATTGACAACAAAGACCGTCAACTGCCGGAAGTCATCACTTTTAACAGCAGTCAGTTGTCTTGGTTTACGCAAAAACTCGGAACGGCTTCTACTGCTACATTGAATGGTACGCCTACACCCAACACACAAACGCTTGCCTTGACCTCTAACGGGACGTTTAAGGCGGGTGATTTCATCATGGTGGGTGGATATACCTACAAGATCACGGCAGACTCTGCTGGAGCTTCTGTGAACATCCACAGGCCATTGATCGGTACGCCTAGTTCTGGCGCTACTGTGTCTATTGGCAACGCTTGCACATTTAATGTTGTGGCTGAAGTCTGTCCGACATATACTCTTACACCAATGACAAACGGCGCTTTTGTCAATTGGGATCAACCGTTCGTATTTCGGGAATACATCACATGACAACAATTGCTGCTGTAACTGGCCCACAGATTAACCATGCAGAATTTGTACGGCTGACGGTCGGCACTGCTGCAACTGTTTACACCTTTTGTAATGCTGCTGCGCCCATTACGGTCGGAGGCATTACCTTTACTAACCTTGGCGCATTGCTCAGTGTTGGTGACGTTCAGCGTGACATTAAGGCCACATCTGATGACATGACTATTCAGTTGACGGGCATTAATCCAACACAAATTGCTTTGATTTTGAGCAACGACATTAAAGGCTCATTGGTGGAAGTATGGCGTGGATTTTTTACTTCAAACAACCAGATCATCACAACGCCTACAACGCAGTTCTTTAAGCGTTATCAGGGCATCATCAATAGCGTGTCAATCACTGAAGACTTCAATAGTGAACTGCGACAAAGGATTGCCACTTGCTCAATTGCGTGTTCGTCTATGCGCCGCATTCTGGAAAACAGATTGTCTGGTGTAAAGACAAACCAAAGCAACTGGCAGTTTATCTATTCCAACGATACGTCAATGAATCGTGTGTCACAGATTTCCAATCAATTTTTTGACTTTGGTACGCCACCAAAAACGGAAACTCAAGCCAGCGAAACAACAACGACTTATACAGATGCTTAAACATGATAAGACTAGCGACAAGATACGACATTCCAAGACTCTTAGAAATTGTTGAGGCATATGCGTATGAAAACCCGATTAAAAAACTTGGTGACCCAAGCAGCCACAATGCTAAATACGTTGAGGAACTTTTGTTTGGCATCATCAAAGGCCGTGGTTTTATTTACATTGACACGCATATGCGCGGTGCGATTGTGGCTTACAGGTGTTCTAACATCTGGTCACCACAAGTAAGAGAGTTAAACGAGTTGCTTTGGTGGGTAGAGCCAGAGCATAGGAACGGCACTATTGGCGGTAGGCTTTGGAAGGCGTTTGACGACCATGCAAAGGCTATGCTTGAAGCTGGTGACATTGATTTTGTGTGTACGTCAATCTCGGCTAATGGCCCATTTATTGATTACACACGCAGGGGCTATAAGCCTGTTGGCGCAACATTTGTTAAGGAATAAAAATGGTTGGTAATTTACTTATTGCTTATGCCACCAATACGGCTGTTGCAGCATTTACATTGGCACAAACTGCTGCTGCTTTTGCAATCAATTTTGCCGTTTCTCAAATTGTCACTCGCGTTTTTGCAGACAATCCAGAGCGCCAGCAAGACATG